CTCATCGGCAAGATCGATGTTCGCGTGCGTCGTACCATCGACGGCGTGCACCTCTTCTTCGATCACAAGTCAGTTGGTGACCTTCGCACGCCGACACTCACGCTACCGCTCGACGAGCAGATGCTCCACTACCACTTGCTCGAGGCAATGATCGTCGGTGACGGTGAACGCTGCGACGGTGCACTCTACAATATGCTTCGCCGAGTGAAGCGGACGCCTCGCGCCCAGCCGCCATTCTACGCGCGTGTGGAGGTGCGACACAACGAACACGAACTCAGCAATTACCGTCGCCGCGTCGTCTCTGAGATTCAAGACATCCTCGAGCTTCGTGACAACATTGAGGCGTGGCCCGAGGCAGCGGTGCACAGCGCATATCCCAATCCCACGCGTGACTGCACCTGGGACTGCCCGTTCTTCTCAGTATGTCCGATGTTCGACGACGGGTCACGCGTGGAGGACATGCTCAGTGAGTACTTCACTGAAACGAACCCGCTGGAGTACTATCTTCGAGAGATCCTCGGTGAGACGGAAGGAACGACGAACGAATGAGCGTTGCTGCAGCCGTTGTATTAGAGTGCCGCACTGATGAGGTACGTCGATGGATATTACACGCGTGCAACACTGAACGCGATCACATTCAAGCGTACGCGAACGGCCAGCTTACGTGGTTTCGCATACCCAGAGAAAATGGGCGTGGCGTCAAACCCGGTAACACCGCAAGTGATTGCTCACGCGCACTTGTGCAAAATCTCTTGCATATCTCATCATATCGCCAACAAGCACTCAAACTTACACACGTGCGTCGTATCCCACTTCTTTCAGCGCTTGGAATCACCTTCGTTAAGAAAGGCGAATGGTGATGAAGGAAGAAGTCCTCTCCATCCTTATCCACGGCGACAGCAAGGTGGGCAAGTCCACGTTGTCGTCGACCGCGCCACCGCCCATCCTCGTCATTGATGCAGAGGGATCCTGGAAGTTCATCAGGACTGCGGGCTTTCAGGGCCCACCACTCCGCAAGACAACGTGGGATCCGGTCAACCCTCCGCCACGCTATGACGGCACATGGGATGTGTGTTACGCCTCTGTGCACAACTGGGATTCGATGCGTCGGATCTACGCGTGGCTGACACAGACGGAACACGACTTCGTCTCCATCGTGCTCGACAGCATCACGGAGCTTCAGCGACGGCTCAAGACGAACATCGCAGCCGACGGCGTGATCAAGGGTTATGACGGCTGGGGACAGCTACTCGTTCAGATGGACGGCCTCATTCGTGGCTTCCGCGATCTCACAATCCAACCGGGTCCGGTGCGCGTCGTTGTGTTCGTCGCTGAGACCCGTGAGACCAACGGCAAGTGGCGTCCTTATATGCAGGGACAGATCAGCGTATCCCTACCGTACTGGGTCGATGTGTGCGGATATATTTACCAAACACGTGAGGCCGACGCCGACGGAAACCAAACCATAAAGGTGGTGAATCTGTACGTAGGCACCAACCCGCAGTTCGAATCAGGCGAGCGAGTGCAGGGCGCACTTGGCGACAATGTGCGCGACCCGCACATCACACGGATACTTGAGACCACCTACCCAAGCATGACACACGAGCTGGAGACAAAACATGAGTGAGATCGACTGGGCAACACTCCAGAAGGAGGCCAACTCCGCTGGCCTTCTTCCGGACGGTGACTACAGTGTCATCTGCATCGAGGCCAGTGCCACCACGTCATCGACTGGCAAGCCGATGATCAAGACCAAGTTCCGCGTCACGGACGGCCCACAGAAGGACAAGCCCATCTGGTCGCAGTTCGTCGTGTCGCCGGAGTCGGCGATGGCACTACGCATCTACTTCCAGCACATGGCGGCCTTCGGCCTGGACTCGTCGTTCTTCGCGAGCAACCCGACGATGGAGGATGTCGCGCGCAATCTCGTCAATCGTGGCGCGCTGATGACCCTCGGAACGCGGCCCTGGCAGGGTCAGGATCGGAACGACGTCAAGGGTCTGAAGCCTCTTCCGTCGGGCGCGCCTCTGGCGCCTGGTGTTGTCACAGGGCCGCCAACGTTCTCCTCTCCGGGAGGCGCTCCGAACCCCATGGGGGGCATTCCGTCGGTTTCGCCGGTCGCGACCACCAGCGCCCCGGCGACGCCGTCCGCACCGCCCACGCAGCCCTTCTGAGTTCAGACAGAACGAGGCGCCACTGCGGTGCAGTGAGGCCGAGGATCTGATCCGGCAAGCGGCAGATCCTCGGCCTCACACCTACGTAAAAGGAGAAAACATGGGCAAGATCATTGGCTACGGAAAGCTAGGACGCTCCATGCCACTCACACTCGAGAAGTGTGGGAACCTCGGCGGTGACGTCGAATGTGTCGCGGTGGTGAAAGAGCTTGCACTTCGTCACCCAGACGACACGTTCTGCCTGGTGGGGCGCAACACGGGTGAACGCCCGGAAGACGTCGGCCTTCCAAATAACGTGGTGAACATGTGGGTGAAGGGTGGTGGCTGGGCGACTAATCTCAGGGAACGCGTTGAGGCGGCCGGACTCAAGGGCGTGGTGCTCACGAGTGAGCGTCAACTCGAACTCGCCAAAATCTTCGACAAAATCACGTTCACACTCTTCACGAACCTCGACGGCTTCATCATGTGGGTCGGTCAGCACGGCACGAGCAACACGCCGATTCCCAAGGTCGAAGACCCCACTCAGCTGACGAAGCCGCAAGACTGGTGCGCATGGTACTCCGGCTGGATGCTTCGCGGCATCAACCGTTGGCGTGATGCCGACCCGTGGAACCGCGAGGAGATCTGCCTCAACGCGGACGCGCGCAACCGCCACAAGATGCGTGACATGAAGTGGCCGCTTCGCCACCCCATCCTCGCGCAGTACAAGGATGCGAAGATACTCAAGCACCACCGCTACGGTGACACGCGTGCGCCGGCCGACAACTGGCAGATTCACGCAACGCAGATCGAGGCACAGACCTGGCGTTCGAGCGTCAAGGACACGTACGCGCGACTCGAGGTGAACGGCCTTCGACCCGGAACGCCATTCGGTGATCTCATCTCATTCAACGGAACCTGGGAACGACCCGGACACTTCGGCCTCTTCATCAACGAGGCACGTTCGATCGGCGTGCGGCCTGAACTCCAGCGCAAGACGATCATGCGCGATTGGATCCTGCCACTCGACCCGCACTTCATCCATGGGACGTGGTCGAAAACTTCAGGTTTCGACTACATCCGTCCAGCGCCGTGGGATCAGTACTACCCAAGCTTACACAGTGTCAGGACAACGCTTACCACACCGTCAAGCGGAAGCGGCTGGGCAACAGCAAAACCGTGGGAGGCATTCGCCGCCGGCACTGTGTGCTTCTTCCACCCAGCGTATGACACACAAGATAACATCTTACACGATGCGCCATCTTCACTTCGCGAGTGGCTCCGAGTAAAATCAGCAGCAGAACTCAAGAAGCGCGTCGATCACCTCAACTCATGGAGTGGACGCGGCGACTGGCATACTCTCATCTACCTGCAGAACGCGCACTTTGCTAACGCACTACAAGAGCTCAGGTATATGCAGGCAATCGAAGAGAGGCTCTATCCGTGAAGGTCGCGATCGTCTCCACCAGCATCAACTCGTCACCCGACGTCTACACGGAGTGGGCCAAGTGTGGAGATCTCATCGTCGCCGGGGATCTGAACGCGCCCGAGGCGCTGCGTCATCACCTCGAGCAAGTCGGTGGGCTTTACCTTTCGGTCGCGCGGCAGAGCGTCGTCTACGAGGCGCTGTCCAACACGATCGGCTGGAAGAATATCCAGCGACGCAACATCGCCATCATGTATGCGATGCAAAATGGATACGACTTCGTGCTCACGATCGACGACGACAATCTGCCACAGCCAACTGCGAATGCATTTCTTGAAGGACACCTCGCTAACCTCGGAGTTGCAGCCCAGGCTGGATGGTACCTCGGATCAACCACCGGATTCCTCAACACGGGCGAGCTCTGCGTGCCAGCATTCCATCAGCGTGGGGTGCCATACGGCATCAACACACGACCCATCGTTGTGCAGCGTGATTACGGCATGCCGATCGAGATCGTCGTCTCACAAGCACAAGTCGTTGGCGATCCTGACTGCGATGCTGTG